GGCGGCGCCGCGCGATGCGCTCCCACGCATCCCGCTCCGCCTTCGCATCTTTCAGCGCATCTTTCAGATCCGCCCGACCCCCCACGGGGCCGAGATTCTCCGCATTGCGCTCCGCGATAAGCTCCGCAAGGCTCATATGGTGGGCCATTTACCTTGATAAAGAGGCGTAGTATCAGTCGGCTGAAGGCTCCCGAAGGACTAGTGGCTGTTTCAACAACAGCTCACTGATACTACTCGTAGTGCCGCTTACGTCGGCAGTGCTGATAAAAGCATACTGCGTATTCTATATAAATACCCAATCCCAGCTAATTCCTAACGCGGCGGATGGGTTGCACCGCGCGCCACGGGGGTTCGACACTCGCGAACCGTCGCGTGCCGGTACAACATCAAATTGCCGGTACGGCCTCGCGGATTCGAGGTTTGCGCTACGTCGCTGCGCGGTACGGTAAACACTCTCTCGACCCAACCGACCGTCAACTACATAACACCGGCGCGCTTCACAGCGCGTTATGCGCCAGCAGATACGTTATGTACTGCATCGCGGAGCGCATATTATCTATATACCGCGCCATCCACCTAAACGACGCCGCAGCAGCTCGGCCAACCGCGGCTCTCTCCTGGGCGCTGCGCGCCACACGCTGCGCTAACTCCAACTGCCTAAGCCGTGTCGCACGGACCCTCATCATACGGCGCATCTCAGCAACAAGCCAAGCACGCTTACGACGTAGCGTAACCACCGAGTCGTCGGCGTGACCACGCTGCGCGCGACCCAGCGCATAGACAGCCTCCATGAGGGCGCGAGCGTCTGACACAAAGCAGACGCGCTCCATGGTACTTTTCCGAACGACAACGCGTCCTTCGGCAACACCACGGCCGCGTGTTACCGCGCGACCAAACCTACGGCCGGCTTTCAGCCATATTCGGCCTCGACCAACGCCGCGAGTTCCACCTTCGCGTCTATCGCCACGTCTACTGCGCGTGCTGGCGCGCATAGCGCGCGTAACCACAGCAGCAGGGCGAGCGGCAATCTTAGCCGCCGAAGGCGTCACTGCCGCTGAAGCAGCCGTCGTGCTAGCTGCAGCGGGAGTTGCATACGGCACCTACCGGGCAGCCAAATACGTCAAAAAAAACGCACCAACGTGGAAATCCGACGCGCGGGCCGACGGACGCGTGCCTGGCAGCACAGGCCGCCCTTGGATGCCACAGGGGCCTCCAGGCAGCCGCCCACGCGACCCGGAGAACTGGGGCAACCAGGACACCGACACGCCCGGCTCAAAGCGGCCTGCGCCAAATCGCCCAGACCCGCCCCAAGGCAGCAAACGGCCTAGGGACCCGGAGAACTGGGGCAACCAGGACACCGACACGCCGGTGAACAAACGACCCGGACGTCCTGTGCACCACCACGAAGGATGGATGCCACTAGACAACAACATCTTCGACGACCAAGACATGCCCGACGACCCAGCCGGCCCAGACCCAACAGACTGGTCCGGAAACCCGGGTACGCACAATACACACGCGCTCCGAAACGGAGACAGCACTAGCTGCACTAGTAGCGCTGCTCGCTTCCGTAGCAGCGGCGTGCGTGTTACTCGTCCGACACACGTCGGTCAACTTTCGCTGCGCCACACACGGGGATGCCCCCGTTCCGCGCGATCCCAACGAAGTATCGGCGCCCTAGCGTGTCGAACGCGCTACGCGCCAAAAAGGGCCGCACCGGCACTAAGCGCCGCTCCGCAGGCACCATGCGCAAGCACAGTGCGCCGGTGTCCATGGGTACCAGCATGCGCCGCGGCAAGTCCGGGCCGGCAGGCATGGGTTACTCCATGAAGCAGGTCTCCGACACCTGCACGCGCATCACTGGACGCGCGTACGTGGGCGAGGTGAACTCAACCACGAAGCTGGCAACCGACGGCAGCAAAAACGCACTGGGTCTCGTCTTCGACATCAACCCGTCGCTGCTCAACGACCGTGTCGCTGTCATCAGCAGCACGTTCCAGAAGTACGTGTACCAGCGCGTCAAGTTCACCTACGTGCCGCAATGCTCCACGGCTGTTAGCGGGTCTATCGGACTGGTCTTCGACCGCGACCCGCTCATGATCTCGGCAAACTCGGCAAGCCCGCAGTACCTGTCCGAGGTCATGAGCTACGAGCACGCCACGCTTACGCCCGGCTACGTGGAAGCTTCGGCGTCATACACGCGCGACCCCAAGGAACTCAAGACATGGTTCCTCGGGGCGCCCGACGCCACGCTTACCACGCGCGAGACGTCGCAGGGCAACCTGCTAGTCTACATGAGCAACGTCCAACAGAACGTCGGCTATGGCTTCATCGTCATGGACTACGTCCTTGACCTCATCGCGCCGACGCTACTGCCCGCAAAGCAGGGCATCATCGATATCAAAAAGGCTCCGTCCCAGTGGGCAGACTGCACCGCATCCGCGCCGCGCCTGCCGCTCACAGACATCGCAATGGTGCTGCCCGGAGGCGTAAACGCCTTCGGTTACTTCAACCCTCCTAGCTGGGAGGACAAGTTCACCGGCGACGTCGCCGGCTGCGTCGGCGAGGTACACTGCGGCGGTATCAACTTGGAAATCCCGTCAGTGCCCGCGCTGGCCTCCATCGGAGGCGCAGCGCTAACCACGCCGGTCCTGTTCGACGCGAACGGCACAGCACTGGCAACCGGTGTCAACAAGACCGCAGTCCCGTACGGGCAGAAGCTGTACTTCTGCGTGCACGGGACGCGGGGACCCTCGGGCGGCGGCGGACCTGTCGCGTGGTCTTGGCACAAGACCCTCTCGTCGGCGCGCGCTTCCCAGGCCGCGTACCAGAACGGCGACGCAGCAGCTGGCGTGCGCACTATCATCCCGGACCAGCTCTACATCCAGAACACCACCGGTGCCACGCTTTGCATCGGTGGCTGGGCGCGTCTCGTCGCCGAGGGTAGCGGCGCCGAAGACACGGCCTAGACTGTGTAATGCGAGTTTTGGGACGCCCGAGGCGTTTCTCGCACCAATTAGTACCGGGGCCCCCCTAGTCCCCCCGACGCGCGCTTCCTCACACTCTCCTCCTAAAGGCACCCCGAGTGACACCGTCGGCGCTAGCTGGCACCCAAGCTTGCTCTTCGCAATCACGAGGTGACCAGTGACCACCCTAACACACAACCAAAAGGTTCCCTGCCGCTACCTCCCCGGCTGAGCCTCTCACGGGCTCGTTCAGCCGGTACGGTAGCGGCGGTAACCAACCACTGGGTAATACTAGTCCAGTGGTTGGTTGTGCCGATCGCAGAGAGGGCCTGCGGCGGCCGAGCGCTACGGCCTATGGGCCTACGCTATTGCGATTTGCTCCGCTCCGCTCCGACAAATCGGTGGTATATAAAGTCAGGGTGGGGGTGCATAGTGCTTACACGGCAGCAGCCTCATCCACGGCAGCCATCCGATTCTCTGTCATGTACCGCGGGCGCGAACCGAACTCCTCGATGCGCCGCAACAGGGGCTTCAGCTTCTCGTCGCGGTTCTCCATCGCCGGATACCACTCAGACGGCTCCTCGTTGCTAGTGATCACGATCGTGCTGCTTACGCACTGAGTCGTACCTCCCTTGGTCTGAACCTTCAGCTCGTAACGGTCAAGCAAATCGAGCATGAACGCAAGCTGTAGCTGACCGCGAAACTCGCTCAACTCAATGACATCCTCGCCGTTATAGCCGTCAAACCAAGCGCTGTTGCCGCCATTGCCAAACGTCATCCGATACCGGCGCGGGTAGACACGGTCAACCCAGCGGCTCTTGCCAGAGCCCGACGGGCCAATCAGCAGCACCACCTTGGGCATCGCGCTGCGGCGCTTGCCCCACGTGCACATAGCACTCTTCAAGGCGCGCTCATGGCGCACGAAAATCCCGAATCCGTACTTGTCCACTATGTTCTCGAGGCTGTCACCAGCCTTAATATCCGCGAAGACCCTGTCCAAGGCCTTGCCGGCCTGGTGAGTCTCCCCTGCGTCACCTGACGGGTCGCCAATCTCAACAGGCTCCGTCCCAGTCACCCGAGACTCCTCCTTGGTACAATAGTCCTTGTTCTGCTTCGCAGAGCCACGAGCGGCGGCTATCTGCGCGCCAGGCATATAGCCCTCGAACACAGCGCTGCGGACCTTGTGAAAGGTCCAGCGCTCCTTGCACTCCAGATAACCCTGGATATGAAGACGCCCCGTAGTGGGGGCAAGCTCAGCCTGCGCGACGATGTACACAATGTGCTGACTGATGCCGACCTCACGGACCACATCCAGCGCGGCTTGAGCACGCTCCAGCAGAGTCTGAGTAGTGTTTCCACTACCATCAAGCTCCACAGGAGGGTACCAGGTAAATGGCCAGAACTTAGTCTGCTTCGCCGGCATCCTGCAAAGCAGAACATAAGAGGGACAGTAAGTGGCTATTTACTCACATATTGCCATTCTGGCTATGCGCGTCATAGTGGGCCCCGCCCACGTGACTGGGCGTCCAGATCACGCCACCCTCCAGCGCGCGCTTCAACGCCTCCAGCTCGCGCTGCACCGATACCAGGTCAGCGAGGCGGCGCCGCGCGATGCGCTCCCACGCATCCCGCTCCGCCTTCGCATCTTTCAGCGCATCTTTCAGATCCGCCCGACCCCCCACGGGGCCGAGATTCTCCGCATTGCGCTCCGCGATAAGCTCCGC